TAATGTTATTACAATTAATATAATAATATATAATATAATATATAATATAATATAATATATAATATAGTAAATAATTAGGAGAAATATGAAACTATCAGCTGAACAGATAAAACAAAATTGGGAAAATTTAATTAAAATTATCAATGATAATTTTGAAGGTGAGCGAAAAGAAAAACTTTTAAAAATGTATGAACACTTCAAAGATAGAATGATGTTCGCTCCTGCAAGTGGTCAAGAACATTTCCATCTCTGTACACCTGGTGGTTATGTTCAACATATTTTGAATATCGTAAAATATTCTTTAGCTTTCTATAAGGTGTGGAAAGATAATGGAGCATATGTTGATGATTATACAATTGAAGAATTAATCTTCGCAGCTCTTCATCACGATTTAGGTAAAGTAGGTGATTTAGATGATGACCATTATATCCCAAACCCATCTGAATGGCATAGGAAAAATCAAGGTAAGATTTATACAAGTAATCCTGATTTAAAATTTATGACACCACCCGATAGAGGTATTTGGATTTTAAATCAATTCGGAATTACAATGACACAGAATGAATATATTGGAATTAAATTAACAGATGGGATGTATGATGAAGGTAATATACAATATCTTAAAGCATGGGCACCAGAGAAAAAGTTGAAATCTAACATGCAGCATATTCTTCATCAAGCTGATATGACTACAACAAGAATTGAATTTGAAGATTGGTTACATGCAGATGAAGTAGTTGTTAACAGCAGTGTTCCAAAAACTAAACAAGAACAAACAAAAGTTGACGGTATGAAAAAAGCTTTTGATGAGTTGTTCACACAATAGGAGATAATATGTGGTGGTTCTTTTTTATAATATTTTTATTAATTAGTTTATTTTCTTCGATAGCTTTATATTATGCTTTACGAAGAATAAATCAATATGAAAATTTAATTTTAGATATTGAAAAAACAATAACATTTGCAACTGAAAAAATGAAGATTGTAGATTCTTCTGGTCATTATGAATCGGATGATGAAACAGGTTTCTTCTTTGAACAAATTAAATCTTTACAAATTATGTTAGATGATATTTTTACCAAAGAAGGAACAGAGGAGAAAATAAATGGGTAGAAAGAAAACAAAAAATTATTACTGGACAGAAGATACAGAACAAGCTATTATAAAATATAATAGTGGAGAATTAGACGAGTCAAAGAAAAATAAATTGTATCAAGATGAAATAGAATATCCATTTAATAAACTTGCCGAGAATATAATAAATACATTTAAGTTTACTTATTTTGATGATGTATTTAAAGATGTACAACACGAGGTTGTAGTCTTTCTTATAATGAACATGCATAAATATGACCATACAAAAGGTTCAAAGGCATTTAGTTATTTTTCAGTTGTAGCTAAAAACTATTTGATTTTAAATAACAATGCAAATTATAAGAAATATAAATCACACGATTCTATAGATGCCGCTCGAGCATTAGCAAGTCATCAAGTAAATGAAGACCCTGGTATTATATTAGAAGAATCGATTAAATATTTTGAAGATAAGACACCAGAAATATTTTCTAAACATCGTGATAGAGTTATTTCTTATGCTATTATTGATTTGATGAAGTCACGAGATAGAATTGAAGACTTTAATAAAAAAGCGATTTATATTTTATTGAGAGAAATGACTGATGTTGAAACATCACAAATAACAAAAGTTTTAAATGTATTGCGAAAACATATGAAAACACTTAGAAATAATTTTCACACACGAGGTTCAGTTTTTCCTATATCTAAATTAGACAAATTTTCTTAAAAATATATATTTATTCATATAGGAGAAATATATGAGTAAAAATGAAATATTTGATGGTATGTCTTTTGAAGATTTAACAAAAGATATATACGAAAATCAAAAAAATAAAAAACTTCAACTTGATTTATTAATACAAGAAATCCACGGTATGATTCAAACTCTTGATGATGCCGTTATGGTTACTCCGATGATAAAAGAATTATTTGAGGTGTCTGTTAAGAACGATGAACATCTTGTTAAATTAGCTAGCGTTTGGCAAAGGATTATTTCAAAGAGTGGTACAGACTCAGAAGATAGTATGTTATTAACAGAAGCTGAGAAAGAAGATTTAATCAACGCGTTGCAAGAAGATGTTAATGATATACAGAAACGAAGTGACGAACTTAAAATAATAAAAGAAAAAAAACTAGGAGCTGGTAATTAACCGTGGCTGAATTATTTAAAAAACATATAAAAAATAGAGATTATATTTTAGATAAACCAGTTAAACAAACTGATTTTTTACAATTCACACCCGCTACAATATCAGGAGTTGTAAATTCTTCTGAATCTGTTATTAATCCTACTATGAATCCAGGTCAAAGTAATATGATTACGGTTAAACCTAATATTTGGACACCATCTGATACTTTGATTAGATTGTCAAATACGAAAAAATATAAACCTATATTTAGAGGTTTTGCCGATAGTGTTGAAATTGGGGATAGTGTGTTAATTACTATGATAGGTGGAGAAGGTTTTTATATCGGTCCGATTAATGTAGGTAATTCACCGACTTCTGTTACAGATAATAATCTTGTTAATGATATTACAAATGATAAGAATGAAGTTACTTCTGATGATATGTCTGGTAAATCATCAATAAATTCTAATATTACACATAGAAATCGTTTAACAAAAGAGTTTAATGTAGATTTAGATGACCCAACTAATACTTTGAAAAGAAAAAAACATCCAGTTACTGGTAGAGATGTATTTACTGATATTCTTACTGATATGACAATGGAAGGTCGTTATGGTAATAGTATTAATATCGGAAGTAGAAATATTTTTCCACATATATTTATATCGAATGGTAGAGATGGAGGTCAAACTACTGAAAGTATCAATGATAGTTCTATTTTTGGTATGATTGAATTTGGTACTATTTCACAACATTTTAATCGTGAGCAATTAGATGATATTGATTATGAATTTAAATTAGCCGATGAATCAATCGCTGATGTTAAAAATTCCATAAAAGGTACATATCGTCAAGCAGTTGGTAGAGGAAATTCTATTGGTGGTGAAGATGATACAGATATAGATACTACTATATATGGTTTTGATAAACCACAAACATTTTTAAATAGTGAGCGTATTACAATTAATGCAAGAAAAGAAAATTTATTTTTATCGGCATTTCAACATATACATTTAGGTTCTGGTAATACAATGACTTTTTCTACAAGTAAAAATACACTATTTAACACTGCAGATACTTTTATCGTCAATTCACCGAAAGTAAAAATAGGTTCACAAGTTGATGAAGAGACTGAACCACTTGTTCTCGGTGATACTTTAAAAGACAAGTTAGATGAATTATGTACGGCAATTGATGGTTTAATTACGGCTTTAAATAGTCATACTCACCCATCACCCGCAGGACCTACTGGTCCACCAGTAGCACCATTCCAACCTAATGCACAAGCAATAAGTTCAGTAAAGGGTGCATTACAAGAAATATTGAGTACACAAAATAGGACAACCTAATGCCTTTAAATGTTAAACAATTAGAAATGGATATAGAAAAGATTAGTAACGATGCAGCGAATGGTGGTAGTACAGATTGGGACCAGATATGTGATGCAATTGCTAGATACGCGATGCAGGGACAATATCCACCACCAGTAGGAGTATTACCAGGTCTAGAACTTATGAAACCCATATTGCGTATTATAACTCCTGAGTTAGGTCCAATGGCACCGAAATTGTTATCTAGTGCATTTATGTTATTAGGTGTATCTATAATGATTGGTATGCCTATAGGTACTGGTTTGGGCCCAACACAGATGCCAACACCCGGACCAAATTTCGACGCTGTATTTAGTGGTCCCCAAGATGCGAAACAATTTGCTAAAAGGTTATCTCAAGAAATACATAAGTGGATGAGTAAAGGTAAATTTGATGTAGGTTTTGTAGGTCCGAATGGTCCTGTGCCAATTTTTGTACCTTGGGTTTAAATTTAATCAAAAATATTAAAAGTTTATATTTATATATGAATAGGTTTATAAAACAGGAGGCCTTATGAAAAAATCAAATAAAGCTAATGTAAGAACGGTAATAAGACAAATAGTTAGAGAAGAAGTTGCTATGGCAATTCAAGAAGTAATTACTGAATTAAAACAACCAGTACAACAGGTAGAAAATACAATTTCAAAACCGGTTAGAAAGAAAATAGGTAAACAAAACTTTTCAAGTAATAGTATAATAAATGATGTTTTAAATGAAACAGCATCTACTAAAGCAGAATGGGAAGAGTTAGGTGGTGGAACTTTTGATTCTAGTAGAATGAATGAAGTTATGTCAAAGCAATATCAGGGAATGGGTGCTGGAACAAGTGCAGAATTACCCGCATCTTTGGGTATTAATCCGAATGAAGCTCCCGATTTTCTAACAAAAGATTATAGTCAATTGATGAAAGCTGTTGATAAAAAAGCAAAACAAACTAGGGGATAGTAAATGGCGTATACAATAGATGAAAATTTATATGAGCCAGGTGATTATACAACTCAATATATAGGATTCAGTATACCATTCGCATTTGGTGCACCAGAAGAATCAATGAATGATGATACAATGGATAGTATAACAGATAATTTAGAAAATCTTCTTAACACCGAACCCGGAGAGCGTGTTTTTCATCCTAATTTAGGTACTTCATTTCGAAAATTTTTATTTGAACAATTTGATACAGATTTGGATACATTTGAAATGGTAATTAAAGAAGATGTAGAAGCACAAGTAAAAAGATGGATGCCATTTTTACAAATAGATGAAGTAAATGTCATTAGTAATCCAGATACTAATACTTATAATATAAATGTAGATTTTCATATGATAAAAAATCCAGCAATGCATAATTCTGTTCAAGTGAATATCTCATCAGGAGTTCAATAATGGCAAATAATAATACAAGTGAGTATAATCAAAAGATTACAAATTATCTTGCACGAGATTTTAACACTTTAAAGGCATCACTAATAAATTATACAAAAACTTATTTTCCTAATGTGTATCAAGATTTTAATGAAACATCTCCGGGTATGATGTTATTAGAACTGAATGCGTATGTAGGAGATGTTCTTAATTATTATGTAGATGACTCATTCAAAGAAATGATGTTACCATTGACAGAAGATAGGCGTAATTTATTAAATCTATCTAAAGTAACGGGTTATAAACCCAGACCTATCGTACCAAGTTTTGCAGATGTAACATTTACTTTGACGGTTGATGCTAATACAACTAATTTGAATCAAATAATACCAGATGCAAATCAATTTATTACATTGAGAGAGGGTGTCAAGTTAACTTCTACAAGTAATCCAGATGTTATTTTTGAAACTATGGAACCTGTTGATTTTTCTACAAGCTCTTCTATTCAAGAAAATTTTAAGGTAGAAAGTGTGAATGCTAGTACGGGTCTTATAGAAAAATTTTCGGCGAAAAGGAAAGTTAGAGCGGTTTCTGGTGAAACTAGAACTACAACTATTGCTATTACACAACCTGAACAATTTAAGAAAATAATATTACCGGATACTAATGTTATTGAAATTATAAGTGTAACAGATAGTAATAATAATATTTGGTATGAAGTAGATTATCTAGCACAAGAAAATGTACCAGTATCAACATACTATGCACTTGACCCTAATCGTGTCAGTTCTTATACAGACCCAAATGATAGTAATTTACCTGTACCATATAGTCTTTCCTTCGTTAAATCAACAAAACGATTTATGACAGAAATGCAGGAAGATAATCGTATTGCGTTAATATTTGGTAATGGTATAGCTAAGAATGGCCAGAGGTTTGAAACTACTTTTTTAGATATTGAACAAGAAGGTGTAACTTTACCAAAAACTAATTTTAGTCCTGAACCATTAAACACACGAATTGGTAGATTTTATGCATCACTAGGAGAAGCACCGAGTAATACTTCATTGACAATAAATTATAGAGTTGGTGGAGGTCAAGTTTCAAATGTTCCGGCAAATGATTTGACAACATTCAGTGGAGTTGTAACAATACCGGTCGGTGCTGATACTTCTAATTTAACGGTGACTAATGATTTTCCTTCTTTAGGTGGTAGAGAGGCAGATAGTGTAGAAGAAATCAGACATAGTTCTATTGCAAACTATTCTACTCAACAAAGATGTGTGACGAAAGAAGATTATGAAGCTAGAGTAATATCAATGTTACCTAGATATGGTAGTATTGCGAAAGTATATTGTTCTACTGGTGGAGAATTATATCAACAAGATAATATAGATTTAGTATCAGAGTTACAAGAGTTATTTGATGATATATTTGTAAGAATGTTGAATACTGGTAATAGTAACTTACAATCTAGTGCCGAAGATATAAAATCTGTCGATTTATCAGACCTAATAAATAGATTTATTCAAAATCCTAATATGAATCATATCACTTCAGAAGATAGAGCAGCATTAGCAGAAAAATTTGATTTATTAAAACAATTTACTGGAACAAATCAAAATTTACCTACGGTAGATTTATATGTCCTATCATATGATTTCACTGGTCATTTATGTACATCAACTACTTTAATAAAACAAAATATTAAGAATTTTTTATCACAATTTAGAATTTTATCTGATAAAATAAGAATTATTGATGGTTATATAATAAATTTCGGTGTTTTATTTGATGTATTGGCATATCCTAATTTTGATAAAACTATTATAAAAACAAAATGTATCGATGCAATAAAAAAACACTACGATGTAAAAACTATGCAATTTAAAGAACTTCTATATACTTCAGAAATAACTTCTTTATTATCTAAAATAGAAGGTGTGAAGGCAGTGAATGATGTAATATTTACACAAGATGAAGATTTTACATCAAGTAGTAATGATGGACAGACATTCTCTACACCTTTATATAGTAAATCTGTAAATGTTGATGGTCTAACGACAAAGATTAATGATAATAATTATGGTCACAAATATAACTTTAAACAATTTTTTGTACCGATTGCAGAAACACCACAAGGCCGTGGAGTAGTTTTACCATCTGTAGACCCTAGTGTTTTTGAAATAAAAAATATGAATACTGATATTAAAGGAGTTGTTAGATAATGCATTATTTTATTTTCCCTACATCAGATACATGGATTTCAAGTGGTTCAAATCCAATTAACGGAGAATCTTTTAAAGACCAAAACTTTGGAAGAGACCAAATACTTGAAGTTAAAAAACATTTTTATAACAAAAGTTTTGACCATCAAACAAGAGCATTAGTGAATTTTAATGGTACAAGTTTTACAGAAATGTCTAAGTCTATAGTTAGTGGAGATATTCCGAG